TCGACGGTGCCAGTAATCAGGTAAACCCCGCTCGCCAACACGTTCAACCTATCGTTGGCTGCGTCCACAGTAATGTTCGGGTTGCTAGTGCCCGACTGGGCGTCCACCGTGACCGTAGTCCAAGTGGTGGCGTTGACCGCTTGCGTAGCGTTCTGGTACCCGTGAGCGTACTCCGCTCCCGCCCCGTGGGTGATGCCACCGCCCAACGTAATGTTAGTGACCGCCAGGTCCTCAATGCCGACGGTGATTCCGTCTGGTTCCTTGGTCACAACATAGGTGTTGAGATGGCGGGCCACTGCCCCAAAGTTCTCGATGATGGCCCGCAGAATGGATGAGAAGTCGTCCGCTTGCCGCCTGATCTGGTACACATAGGAGAACCCTTTGGCCATGTGCTAGGCCGTTTCGAATCTGAAATGGATGCTGGTGGTATCGGCCGAGCCAAACGTGAACGGTACAGTAGCCGAAATCGTGGACTCTACGTTGTATGTGCCAGCGGTGTTGATAGTCAGGGGCGACAGGTTACCCGTCCCGCTCAACCTGACATGCCCTGGGTATAGGGCCGTCCCCGAGTCCAAGAACACAGCGTCACCGACAATCAGGTTATTACCCAGAGAACTAGAAGCGGTTACGGGAGTCGAAATGAGTGGGGCGCCAGCAAAGCTGGTAGTGGTTCCCCATACCAGAATCCAGTACCCGAAACATGTAGTGCCGATTTTGATGTACCTTGCCGTTACGGTGCCGTTTCCGACGGTCACGTTCGTGTAAGAAGGGGTCCAGGTGGTCCAAGTGCCACCCCATTTAACACCAGCCGACTGCGCCGAGTCGGCCAGGAGCAGGGTGTCGTTGGCGCCCACGCCAACCCGCACGGGAGTGGACCCAGCCGAAGCGGCCAGGATATCGCCCTTCGTGGTCATCAGGTCCTTGTGGACCACTGAACCGTTCAGGAACGTCACCAGGTCGTTGAAGTTGGTGTCAACGTTGTCGGCGTCCGCAGTGGTGCCGTTAACAAAGTTGTGAGTTACGGCTGCTGTAGCCATTTGATCCTCCTATTAGTATGGCGAAAATGTCTCAAACCTCGCCGCGCACACGATCAATGAAGGACGAATGCATGGTGATCCTGTTCAACTGGAACACGCCGAGCGAGGTGTTCTCGGAAATCTTAAACTTGGCCACGTTCCAACGGTACGGCCACCCAGTCTCACGTTTAAACACCTCGTCCACACCAGCACCCCACAGAGAACCCCAGTTGCTGGTGCCCCACAACATGCCGCCAGGAGAAGTGTTGATCGTCTTGGAAACAACGGCGGTCTGCTGGAAATCAACCTTGAACTCCACCCCCACGTTAACGTTCCCTAGAGCGGAGAAAGCAAAATCGACTCGCCGCAGACGATGCTTCTTGGCCTCCTGTTCGGGGGCAATCCAGGCCGTCTCGAAGAAGGAGGCAACCGCTGAACCGTTATCTGTCAGCCCGTCAAACATCTTGTAAACGCCCTGGCCGTTCTTCATCCCCACGGCATGGACGGTGTTGGTTTTGTTCGCCCAACTCATCACCCCATAATCGTACTGGGACCAGGCGCTGGTGCGCAGGTCGAGCACGAAGGTGCGTGAAGGATAGGTGTCCGCCCCCCAAGGAACGGACAGGAAATATCGTCCACGCCACAGGAAAGCTGACGACTTGTAAGCCTGGGACTGGTTGATACCATCCAACAGGTGCAGGTTGATCTTGTCGTCCATGCGGCTGAACCCAGCGCCGTCGAACTGCCAAACCCCTGAGAGGGGGTCAAAGAAAATGAGCCGATCCCCCTCGGTCTGGATCGTGTCAGGTGCGGTGGTGCCGATGTTGCGATCCAAAGGGGTCACGGTGAACGATTCCTTAGCGTCGCCACTGATCGTGTAAACCGCCTGTTCCTTGAACACCATCAGGTTCGAACCGAACACCTTAAGCCCAGTGATGATGAACCCGTCATCGGGGTCCACGTCGATGAACCCGCCACCAGCGGCCACACCCCATGAGACGGCGTTGCCTGGCACCGAGAAATGCACTCGGGACGAGTACTCGACAGCGTTATTGAACAGGTTCGCAGCCCACACCCGATCATAGTTTCCTTCCAGATGGGCCGCCTTGGGGAACTCGGTCCCCGTACCATCCAGGTTCGAATCGGTTATCTCGGTCCACGCCGAACCGTTGAAGGACCAGGCGTTACCGTTCTTGGACGACACATACAGAACGTTGTTGTAGGCCACCACCCCCGTGTACCAGTCATCTGCGTCCGTGGGTGCCGCCCACCCCGTGGCCTGCGAGGTGAACGTGGCGCCAGAACTGTGGGCCACTTCGGCGGGGCCAACGACCACGATGAAATGGTTCCCACCGAACTGGTTCCAAGTATGAATCTTGCGGTAAAGGATCGCCTTGTTCGGCGAGTCGAACCTGGTGTACCCTTTTCTCTTGGACACGGCGCCTTTCAGGCCGAAGTCCACGTTCATACAATCGGGCACCTCGTTCAACTCTAGCTGGAACGGGTCAGCATCAGCGTTCAAACCACCCTGGAACCCAGGGAGCCGCAGGGTAGCGATAGGGTTTCTGTAAGGCATTAGGTGGCGAAGGGCGTGTTCGACCGCACCCGCCAAGGGTTCCTGCCACCGTAAACGATGGGCCTATCCTCGGCGCGGTTCAGGTAGAAGCGGGCCATTCCCTCCACGATTTGGTCGAACCTGTCGGACCAGTATTTCGCCTTCTCCATGTCCTCCTCACGTTCCCAAATCTTCGACACGGTGAAGGCCACCAGGGCGTCATGGAACTGTGGTTCCCACTCGGGCGAATCCGAATCGTTAGTCATCAACGTTGGTCTACGATAGTAGAACACCTTGTACGCTGAGGCGGTGGTCACCGACGGAACAGGTATCAGGTACACTGAGGACCCGAACACGAAAAACATGTCGGCATCCGCTGCGTCAGGAAAGTCGTCGCCGTACTGTGCGGTCGCCTCCAACTGGCCCACCTCGGCCAGCCTGTGCTTGCCCGTGCGACTGATAGAGGAGATGCGGGTCAAGAACTTGTTGGTCACCCCCGAGTCTGTGATCGTGTTGAACGTGTAGGCTTGGGTTCCAGCGGTCACCCCGAAAGAAGCCGTTTCGGCCAGGAAAGGCCAGTCGAACCTGGAGGCCACCACGTTGGTGCCCAGGTCGATCACCGTGTTCAGGTCCGCCTCGGACCAGTCATCGGTTTCGATGAGCGTCAACCCTCGGGACAGGGTACGAATCTGCGCCCTGTTCATTACGCCTCAGCCCTGGCCCGCAAATGCCAGATACAGTACTCGGTGTCCTTGGCCCGACGGGCCTTGCACGGACCCTCCTTGGAGTGCTCAACGCACAGCGGCCCGCCCACGAACGGGGCAGGAGTGTTGTCCTGTACTGGCACGCCAAAATGGCCCACATGTGTAGTGGGCGTGTAATAGTCGGCTTCGGATATTCTACTCAACCCAACCACCCAACCAATCTTTTTCGTAGTCGGTCAGGTTCTGGTCGGCCCAGTCCACCACGTCGGTGGCCCAACGATGAGCGGGCGTGCCCAGAATATCTAGGTCAGCCGACATTTTGATCGCTCTCACTATTTGTTCTGATGTGTAGTTCATACGCACGACCCCAAGGATTCGAACCCTGCCTCGCAGCTTTGGAGGCTGCTGCGCCCCGTGGCGTGGATCGTATGGTGGCCCTTTCTGTTCACAAGGGGGCCAATCTCGGAGGCTAAGTCAGATACTTCCAGGGTTAACCGTTAGTGATGCTGGTCAAAGCGGCCTGCCGCTTACGATTGGAAATCACCAGGTTACCGTAGCTCTTGATGTGCTTGAACTGCACGTCCTGGTTGGTCGGTTGCAGGAAATCTGAAACCTTGAACCACACATCATTCAGCTTGGCAAGGTCAATGTATTTCAGGTTGATGAAGTACATATCCCCAGCGGCAACATAGGTGTCGTAAGTGATAGGAGCGGCCTTGAACATGAGGTTTTCGAAACCTGCGTCAGCCATCTTGTTATCCAAGAATCGCTGGTTCGCCTGAATCTGGCCCTCATACACTTCGAATGCGGCCCGTGTGGTCAACACGTTCGACGGATGGTCATTACCTTCCGACGCAATGTTGTAACGGGTACGCATCGCAGCGATCAGTCCTGCATCCGCCACCGCCGAAGCGTTGACGTTGGACTGCCACCAAGTATTGGTCGAGGCATCAATGCCTCCGACCGTACCTGCGGCAGTACCGACGAACTTCAAGAGTCCGTCCCAGTCCTTGTTGCTGTTTCCAGTGCCATCCCCAAGCAACATCTGGTCCAGTTCCTCGGCAACAGTCATCTCTGCCTGCTCCAGGCGAGCCTTGAGAAGTGACAGAACGGCCTGCTGGCCACTGTTCTTCGCAAGTTCAATACCCGTGAACGAGACAAGAGCGTAATACTGCTTCCAATCGAACGACGCATTTCCGATACCCGTCTCAGCAGCCGTGGCGAAAACGTCGGTGCCCGAATAGGACCCTCGGTTCGCAACCTTAGCATACATGAGGGGCACTTCAATGGTGGTACCATGATAGTTGTTGATCTTTCCAGCCTGCTTCAAGCCCCAAAGGAAGGGTTTGCTGGAGAACACGTTGTCCTCCATCTTCTTCACATAGTGCTCCGTAGTAAGCGAAAGAACCTGGTTGGTTAGCTGTGCGCCCATCTAATAGTTGTCCTCCTTTCCTAGATTAAACCTTGTCCGCTGCACGCAACTGGGCGTAAGCCGCAGCCACCGCATCGTCAAAGCTGTTCACCACAATCGGCTCAGGAGCCTGCCCGCCAGAAACAGTACGTTTCTGCGGTTGGACCGCCTTCACCGATTTTGTGGAACCTGTAACCCGAGCGGAAAGAGCATCAAAAGCCAACTCCAAATCAGCCAACTGATGGTCAACAGCGAACTGCATGACCTTGATCTTGGCTTTCTCCGAAAGCGGCTTCTGAATCTTCTGCTCAATCGCAGCAAACGAACGGTCAATTCCCATCCGTACACGGTCAGCCATTGCTGCCTGAACGTCAGGATGAGACTTGACAGCTTCGGCCAGTTTGGCCTGGACCTCAGCCTCAATATCAGCGTCCGAACGGACCTTCACCGACTTGACGGAACTGATCCTAGAACCAGCCTCGCCTTCGTCCAGCAAACCAACCTGGACAGCCAGGTACGCTACCGTACCCGCAGGGTCCTCTTTCAAGGCCCGCCACAGGTCCGCCGATCCCTTATCGGTCACGGCCCCTGCTGCTTCCAGGTCGGCCCGCATTTGAGCCACTTCCTGTGTTTTCTTGGTGTAGTCCTCCATCCGCTGATAACCGAGCATCAGTTCCTTAACAGAACGTTTTGCTCCGTTCACTTCGAACCTTGGTTCGTCAAGGTTCAGGTCGGAGGTCGATTCTTTTTCCGTCTCACCCGCAGGTTCGTCGGCGTCAAAATCGAACTCATCCACTGTGGGTTGGTCTAGGTCGTCACTCTCCGAAATAGCTTGGTCGATAGAAGCATCGGTTTCGTCCTCAATCGTCGGCAAAACGAAATCTGGTTCGTCAAGGCTTGCCTGCCCCGACTCTGCCAATGCTAGTGCGACTGCATCTTCAAAAGAAGCAACGGGTTCGACTCCCGTAGTTGTTGCCATATTACCTCCTACAGTATGTCAGAAACGTCTCATTGAACGGTGTTGATCCAGTCAACATCATGGGCCTGGAGAGTGCGGCCGTAGTAGGTGTTCATAAACCCGCCAGCCGTGAGGCACATCGTTTCCCTTAGAGAAATGGACGAGTTGCAGGACGCCGTGGCGATGTGGGTCTGCGCCAAAACGTGCCCCAATTCGTGTGTGAGTGCGTACTGGAAGTCAATCCAGTACGTCTGATTTGAGCGCACTTTGGTTCCGTTCACGTTCCAGTAAACGTATCTTCCTGTTGGAAGATCGTAGTAGAAGTCGTTGAACTGGATATCGGCCGAACATGCGTACTGCGTTAAGGGCTGGCAAACCTCTCTGACCGTCACGCCGATGCCAGCGTTACCCATTGATGGGACATACCTGATAACCACCCTACCGTCATTGACGGCTGGCAGTGTGCTTGTGGTGCCCGAGTTGACGAACCGATATCTGCTCGGCTGGTTGTTCCAGGCGGCAATAGCTGCGTTCAGCGCCGACTGAGTGGCGGCGCCCTTGTTGAGAGGGTTATCAACCGCAACGCCGCCAGTGTCTGGCGCATACAGGTACACGGGGATCGGGTCCGATCCCGCCCACGGCGCATCGGGTCCGTGAGCGCTGGCTGGGATAGCGAACCCCACAGTCAGGATGGCGGCAAGCGCCAACAGTTTCTTTCTCATTCTTTCCTCCTATTACTGGACGGCGCCCGTGTTGGCTGCCGTCAAAGGGGCCGTCGGTGCGCCGACGTTCCCCAATTCTGGCATCCCAGGTTGAGAACCCATAGCGTTCTCACCAGGCATCATACCGCCGCTCGGCGGCATCATACCCATTCCTGGCTGCTGGGCGGGGGCGAGGATCGCATCCAGATCGTCAATACCCACGGCCTCCAACCAAAGTTCCATGACCTTCAAAAGGTTTGGGGGCGCCTGCCCCAATTGCATGACAAGTGGCACAACCTGTGAAAGGGTCATCATCGTGTCCTTCAACTGTTCGGCACGGAACCTGGGGTTGCGCATCTCGGTCGAGTTGGTTTCTACAAACACCTGGTACTCGCCCTGGAACGTGTCCTCGGTCAATTCCATTTGTGCCTCAATCACTGCACTAGGGTTTGGCTCATCGTTCTGAGCGGCCAGCGCCTGAGCCTCGCGGCCCACAAGGACCATAGTGAACTCGTCCAAAGCGGTAGTTGGGAACACTTCGGACGCCACATCCAACATGTGCTGTCCGATCTTGCGCACAAACTTTTCGATCTGACGCAGCTTGTAAGCCGACTTGACATTCGAAGCGGACTCGATAATGGTCGCTTCGGTGGCCGTCCTGGTGATACTTGGTGCGGCCCCACGCAGGTACTCGTTCACTCCCGAGATTTCATAGATATCTCTGGTGATGAGGTCGGATACCTGGTAGGGGTCCGCACTCATTTGGGCCACTTCGACGGGCCGCAGCACGGACTCAAGTGGATCGTTCGACTCGATCCAGACGATAGCGTTCACTTCCTCCGAAGTGAGAGCATCAATGCCGTCCTGCTGGAAAGCGCCTTTGCGGGCCAAATACTTTGCCGTGTTCCTCCGACGATGAGTAATCATCTGTGAACGAGTCTTGTTCAACTCCAACTGCAATGACCACAACTGTTCCAGCTCGGACATGCCATAGGGCAATCGAGGAATACGGTAAGACTTCAAATGGAAAATTGGGGCACGGACACCCTTTACGACACGGATAGGATAGTTGCGGCCAGGGATGAACACGACCAACTGTTTTCCAGTGATGTCATAGAACTCGATGATGTCAACGATTTCGTCCCTGGAGTCAACCGAGTACAGGGCACCCAAACGCCCATCGGCCAGCTTACCAGAATC